TAAGGATTATAGGCAGTTTGAATGTACTATCTTTAACTACCGTAAGAGAGAGTTTATAACGATCGATAAGGATCAAGCATTATATAATCTATATGAGCAAATGGTAGTTGGTGATAGAGCTGATAACGTATTAGTCTGTAAGGGTTTCGGTGAGAAATGGTGTGAGAAAAACTTATATGGTAAAAATGAATTTGCTATGCTACGTACTGTATTTACTTTGTATAAGAAACTATATAAAGGTAAGGCCAGAGAGAAAATGATCAAAACTTTTATGCTACTAAAACTAAACATATTTTAATATGGACTTCGAAAAAGGCGATACAAGAGAAGAAAAGATAAACAATGTGTACATGCTATTTTACTTTAATCTAATGACTGGTGATTACGCTCTCTCTTATTGTGAGAGCGAGTTGTCTAAGTATGAGGATCTTCAAGACTATGAGACATGTGCTGGAATATTAAAAGCAATTAACTTCAAGAAATATGGTAATTCGTTAGGTAGTCTATAGTAATTATTGTATATTGCGAGTTCACTTAAACACAAAAAAAGATGGCAAATAAGAAAAAGAGTTACGATTATAAAGATTTGATCACGGCATACAATTACGTTAATCAATTACTAGATATAGATATAGCAAGTAAGAACAGAGCTCAGCTCTATGTAGATGGCAGAACGTTATACTACATGTTAGCTAACAATACAACTAATGCTAGTTATTCTGAGATCGCTTTAATAGTAGGGAGGGACCATTCTACAGTTACACATGCTAATCAAAACTTAGTAGATAGTTTAAGAAAGAACAGAAAGTACTTAGGTTACTATGATACTTACATGAAGAACTTCTTTGTTGCTCCAGATAATTCTGGTGACATCAGACAATTTGTAACTGATCAAGAAGAGTTAGTTAGGTTACGAATAGTTGAAGAGGCATTCTTAGAGCTTAAGCTTAACACTACGCATGTAGAAGCTTTAACAGAGAATGAGGTAGCTTATAGAGCTTTAGATAAAGATAGTAGAGCACAGTATGATAACAGAGCTTTGTTAGTACTTAAGTCTTTTGCATGGAAGACCAGAGAGCTAAGCAGAAAAGAAGAGTTTGAAATTATAAACGTAGGAATGTAATGAAGAAGAGAGATAAAGTTGCTATAGAGATGGGAGAACTACACGATAGGTTTTGGAAGTATGAAACAATAAGCAAACAACTATATGAATCTGAAATAAAGAGAATAAGATTTAGATGGTTAACAGAATATACAGACAGATAATGGAAGAGAAGCTAATATTAAGAGGTGAGGCTGATCAGAAGAAGATCAAAGCAAAGAAGAAGGTAGTATATAAAGATCCTTTCATGTATGATGATTTCGAAGTATTGAAGTCAGTCAAAGCGTGTTGGGATCGAGGCATATACTTTTATCCAGAGGTCATGCCAAATCAAGGAGGCATGACTAACCCTAAGGTTAAGATAGGTTGGAAAGATGGTAGTAAGACTGGTGTAGGTAAGTTTGAGTATAAGCAGAACCAAGAGCTCTACGACAAGATGTACGAATTGTATATACATAAGCATAAACAGTTTAAGGATAAGTAAGTTATATTATATGAGCAACAACAATAACAAAGCCACTAATGATGGACGTAAAGGTAATAAAAGACAAGATCGTGTTAAGATTATTAAAAATAACACTGGTACTACACCTATGGTTAACAAGGCTAAAAAGAACAGAGCTAAGGCACTTTCTAAGAAAGCAATTAATAACATATTCAGTAGTGAAGATGGGGTCTGGGAATCGCTCGCAAGTATGGCAGCGGAAGGAAACATGAAGGCTATGGAGATGTTACTAACGTATCAGTATGGTAAAGCTGGTGAAGCTAAAGAGCAAAGAGCTCCAACTACTAAAGCTCCAATCATACAGTTTAACGTTCAACCTCAACAGAGAACAGAAGAGAGAATAATCGATATATCAGACGAAGATGAGTAATATAACATTAAATCCAAAATACATCCCATTATTCAATGGTACTACACGTTATTACATTATAACTGGTGGTAGGGGATCTGGTAAATCATACGGAGTAACATTGTTTCTTAACAACTTAACCTATGAGAAGGACCACAAGGTCCTTTTTACTCGTTATACGATGGCTTCAGCACATTCTAGTATTATACCAGAGTTTGTAGAGAAGATCGATGTAATGGACGCTCAAGACGATTTTAGAGTTACTAGAGATGAGATCATTAATCAGACTACCAATAGTGGTATAATGTTTAAAGGTATAAAAACTGCATCGGGAAATCAGACAGCGGCACTAAAGTCGCTGGCTGGTGTAAGTACATTTGTAGTTGACGAAGCTGAAGAGCTTGTAGATGAAGAAGTATTCGATAAGATAGATTTGTCTGTGAGAACTCAGAAGGTACAGAATAGAGTTATACTGATCCTTAACCCAGCTACTAAAGAACATTGGATATATAAGAGGTTCTTTGAACAAAGAGGTATTGAAGGTGGTTTTAACGGTATTAATGGCGATGCTACTTATATTCATACAGATTATAAAGATAATAAGGTTAATCTTCCAGATTCATTCTTACAGAGTATATATAGAATGAAGAGAGAAACTCCAGAGAAATACGAACATCAAATATTAGGTGGATGGCTAGAGAAAATGTCTGGTACAGTCTACACTAATTGGGCTAAAGGTAACTTTGTTGAACTAAATAAGAGTTGCTTTGGACAAGATTTTGGTTTCTCTAATGATTTAAGTACGTTAGTTAAAATTTCAGTAGATGATTTTAAGAATGAGATCTATGTGAAGGAGATGTTTGGTGAGACTGGCTTAAGTACTACACAAATAGGTAGAAAAAACAGAAGGTTTGCTGAAGGTAATCTAATTGTGGCTGATTCCAGCGAGCCTCGTTTAATACAAGAGCTGAAGATCAGTGGATGTAATATTACTGGTGTAAAGAAAGCTAAGGGATCGATCCTTTCGGGGATCGCTCTATTGCAAGATTATAAGATCATAGTGGATCCTAAGTCACATGGTATTATAAGAGAGTTAAACCATTACACATGGAGAGAGAAGGGATCAGTACCTATAGATAAGTACAATCACTTCTTAGATGCTCTAAGGTATGCAGCTATGCATATCATTACTAATAAGAATAAAGGAAACTACACAATAAGATAAGACGTTTAACAAGAGGGGGGTTCGATATTCCTATCTTCCTCTGTTTAACATGAGGGGGGTTTTATATTTCCTCTGGATCAATATGAATGATCCCTCTTTAATAGAAGGGGGGGTCCAAACCCAATTAATTGGTTGCAAAAAACAACTAATCTCAATATTGGTTGCAAAATAGGTGTAATAAATAAGATCAATTATTTATGTTAAAATTGTGTTAAAAAGTTGTATATGTCGATCTGTTTATATATAGATTAGGCCACTTTTTTTGCGTGCTTGCATAGTTACGAAAATTTATGATCATATCCTAACGATTTTTGTAGTTTATAATGATTCTAAATAAGGAGAGTTTCGGGTGCCTTGGAGTCTACTCTTTCGGACTTATTCCAGATCCAGACTATTTGCATACTGTAAAAATAGTCAATTTTATTGACATGGGCAACCCCTTTTGTTGTTTATAATCATTCTAAATAAGGAAGATCTAAACAGTATCACAAAGATACAAGCAAAAATCGGATAAAAAAAACTTTTAGTGTTAAAAAGTGTTAAATTAGTGAAAATAAATGCGGTCCTTCTAGATCGCATTTTAAAGGCCATTTAAGGGCTCCAATTTATAGCTGGTTTATACTTATACCTCTTTTCCCAGAAAGTCCAGCAATCGCAAATCGGCAAAATAACTTAAAATAAATTAGGTTTATTCAATTAATTGTTTTACGCCCATGCACGGTTCAATATATACAAGATGATCCCAGAAATTCCAGATCCCAGAAACACCAGAAATGCCAGAAATACCAGTATGTTAAAGTTTTGTTAAAAGCTTGTTTTGTATTTATTTGGTGTTGTATATTTGCAGTGTACTAATTAAGGTACCACAAAAACACTAAAAATGAAGACAAGTAAGAATCCCTCAGTAAGAATTAAAAGAGCAGTGAAACAATTGCAAGACGAAAGTAATAGTTTCAATATAGGAAACGTGATCTTTGAAGATATCATACTAAAAGGAATCGAACAAATGGAGCTGGCAATATCAAAACAAGATCGCAGCAAAAACCATATAATCCCGATTTCAATGTTTGAAGATACGATCCAGATCATAAAAGAGCACATCAAATAAAAAGTTAAATAAATCACAAAAGATAGTTGTTATATCAGAAATAATAACTATCTTTGACCAAGCGAAAGCAACAACCCTAAAAAACACAAATATCATGAAAAAATTATCAAGTAAATTCAGTAAGTTAGATATGATCACAAAAATAGGTCTATCAATAGTAACAATAGTAAACGTTCCTTTAATCGTTTTACTAGTAATTAAATTAAGTTCTAATCCAGTTTTACACTTTTAAGATATGACAAACTCAAAAAAAATAGTACTCGCAGCTTTGCAACATTACCAGCTTGATTTGATCGCAAAAGATGAATTCCACCAGCTGGAGACGATCGAACAAATAAATAAAATAGTTAACCAGTTAATAAATTAAGACATGACCAGCCAGCAAAAATACGATCAATTATATAAAGAGTATTATAACCTTCAAAATTTACACGGCTCAAACTGGATCAATATGTTGCTTGGCAACTTAACCAGTTACAAGGTCCTTAGAGATCAATACACATATACAGAAATTAACCAAGAAATAATAAACTTATAAACCATGGCATTTTCAACGCAAGAACTAGTAATATTGAATTCAGCATTAAACCTATATTGTAATAAATACGGTGAAAGCGAAAATACAATCCAACTCGAAATAAAAATAAAAGATCAATTAATTAACACTATAATCAAATAAAATCATGAGCAATCAAAACATTTTTATCACAATCGAAACACAACACGAAAATTATGATCTGGAATTAAACGACAAGATGATCATGTCGGATCTGGAAGCAGCAAGCACAGAAATACCTCTCACTTATACTGAGCAAAAGCAAAAGGAGTATATTACCAAAGCCAGAAAAGAGCGAAGGACTGAAAGAGCAAAAAACAAGTATAATACCGAGTACTTGCTGGAGCACGCAAAAGGAATTCAACTAATTAGAAACCGTTTCACTAACTAATAAATACATAAACATGAAAGATATCACCTTCAATTCAGTAACCGCCTTCTTAGACGGCCAAAGCTTTAAACAATCAAATATGCAAGCTTCCAGTAATGGCAGCGAATCAGTACTGCAATATCATGGAAATACCATTGCAAGAAAAGATCTTCAGACTGGCAAAATTCAGATCACTAATTGCGGCTGGGAAACCAACACAACCAAAGAGCGGCTAAATGGCGTGATTGCATTGTCTGGAGCTGGTATATTACCAGTAAGACAGAAAGCCTTTATCTGGTATTTAAATGGCTATGAATGGAACGGTAACCTAATACAAATCAATTAATATATACAATATGAAATATACACTAAATATCGGCCTTCATGGCACAAATTATAGTAAAGTAGTAGAAGCAGTGAACAATGCAAGAGGTACCTATTTTGATGATTACCACATGATCGAGCAGCTAGGAGAGTATGAAGACCAGCCAGAACCGACGGCAGTAATAACGTTTGAGACTAAAGCCGATCTGATATCCATGGTTGGACTGGTAAAGAAATGGTGTGCTAATCTAAACCAAACATGTATCGCACTTGAAATGACTGCAAGTGAAATACTATTTACTAGATATCCGCAAACTGTTGATAGTAGCTTCGGGGTCTTGATCTATCACAGCAACTACCGAGGTAAACAACTACCTTTTAATAGTAAGTACTTTCTTAGAGGTCGAGTAAACATGGACAAGATATGATCACCAGAAGGCTCATTTAAGAGCGT